CCGGAACGTGCCGGCGCTGTGTAGGAAAAACATGACGGACTCGCACGATGGAAACATCGTGGCCGTCATAATATTCCTTTCCGCAAGACTCTCTGAATTTTCCAGTCCAGAAAGACTTACGGAGATTAACTAGAAAACCAAAGTTTTCTAGCATATTCACAACGCCTGGTACAAAATCTACAGGGACAACAATATCATCCCCGTAGACACGCACTGAACCCCTGAAGGACAGTATGTCCTCCCGGGTAAGGCGTCGGCCGAGCTCTTGTTGAATCCCTAAGAAGATGACGGTAGTGAATACCAACATCTCCATCGGAAAACACAGAGCAGAACCCATAGACGCAAACTTGGCCAAGGTATGAACACCGTGGTCAGGCACGTCAGCCTTTCTGCTTCTCGTTGCCCCAATCGCTCTCGCAAGAGAGGGATGGTTAAGCAACAATAAGCGTACATGCTGATTGGAAACACGATCGGATGCCTCACTCAAATCGAGTGTTGCGAGAACTCCCTTACGGGAGCCTCTCCTGGCAAGCATTTGATTATGCTCTTGCCTACGGAATCCAACGAAGCTACTAGCGAGGATGTCATTCTCGATAGCTTCCTGAATTTCACGTTTGAGCGCCTGCTGCATATATTGCATACAGGTTGGCTCAATCGCTATAATTCGCGGTGTTTTCAACGTCTTAGGAACGTCGACGACCCTAACGGGCCGTTCAGTTCCAGGCGGCAACACGGATATATGGTCAACCGAATGGTTGAAATTTGGAACTAGATAAAGGTGCTTTGGAAACACCTCGTCCAAATCCTCGGTCCACTCTGACTGTTCGTACTTCGCGTTTCCGCGAAGACGATCAGCTGTGGCACCGGGGCCATGTTTCGGCAGAAGTTCCGCACTGTTAAGTTTTAAACCAACAGTAGTGAAAACATCTGTCCATAGGAGTTGACTCATCATCACGAAATCCTCAGATAACTCCGAGGGTAATGATAAGTCAGTCCAGTACACCGTGTTGTCTGTCTCAACGAAACCTCGTATAGCTGCCCTCCTCCGTGTATCACTACACGGAAGATTTATCTTTCCAAACATCAGACAAATCTGACGAATGGATTGAATAGCATCTATCGAGGGATCGGCGAGCAGCCGACAACCTTGTCGAGCGAAAATGAGTTCGAGGAAACCTCCGAGAAATCGGGGGAGACCACCCTTCCAAGGAAAACCTTGGAAGAGGTTGCGAACTACCAAACCGTCGTCCAGACATCTTTCGAAGTCTGAGGCGAAAGTAGGTAGGGTTATCGTTAAAAACGATAAACCTTCATTTTCTACTCTACGAACGATGTAATTATAATCGTTCGTCGTGCTTGTACCACACCAAGCCCCCAGTTCATTGAGGGCTTCCTTCAGAAGTAACATAAGGCTACCTGTAGACTTATTAGTCACAGGCGTGACTCCCTTCTCAATAGAAAGGTAGACACTCCGTAGCCAGACGTTCACTGATGCAGGACTTCTCCCGCTTAAGGACCCGTAGGTCCCCAATCCTAGTTCTCGCCACCCAGTAACTGGGTGACACGTGCTCCGGATGAACCAGTAAGATAGGCAGTTAGCCCATCAACCTGGTATTTCAGCTCTGTATTCGTAAAACCCGCGAGCGGATGGTCCACCACCAAGAAAGCTGACATGGTGTAAGGAACATTCGTCGACGTGAGATACGGATCAGCAGCAATCTTCCGGATATCAAGGCGAACTGTGCGACGCACACGCTTACCATAAGCGTGGCTGACAAGCAGTTTCGTGTTTCCATCGGAAGCTGAAAAGCTCCCTGAAGAAACACCGCTCGAAACTCTCGGAAGAGAGATCGGAACGGCATTGATAGTAACGGATTGTGGATCAGCGAATGACATGGC